GATGATTTGATCATCACTCCGAATAAGACACATATGCAGATCCAAGGAGTCACTGGATTGTTAGTCGAGTGCGGTCTTCTTGACCAATCAAAATGTCTCTGTGGTAATAAGAACATAAAACACACCGGTTGTTGTGTGAGCGTGGATAGATTATGTGATCATTTGAAGAATCGCATTAATTTTGGAGACATTACTTTTGGTGACATTGATTCTATTGAGGTTGGGGGTATTAATACGGTAGTCCAAGAAGACATAGTACCGCAAAACCCCGCCAACATACCGAGCACCCTCAATGAAATGTCACATCCAAGTGTGGATAAAATGTCACAGCCAAGTGTGAATAAAATCTCACAACATATTTTGCCAGAAGTGCCTAATGAATTTAATGATGGTTTGATTAATAAACAAAACGTTGACCAACCATCCAAAGGTGTCGGTACCGTTACTTATTTACCTGGCTTGGTAGCAAGAAGTTTCGGTATAAAACCAAGCACATATGATTTCTCTAAATTCATTGATAACACTAAAATCAACCAGCTTGAGGCACGCAAAATTGCTGAGCAAATAGATGTCGTTAAATCAGATTTAATTGACAAAGCCACACATAGTTTCTGCTTGATAAATAAATGGCCAAGCGGTTACGTTGATAGAAAGAAATGTTTGGATCATATGCACAAATTAGCTGCAATACATCTCACCAATATAAAGAAAGATCCGTCAACAATGACAGACTTTGAATTGAATAAACATATGATCACCATACAAAAAGTCACTGATGAGGTTTCCAGTAAATTTTTGTATGCATTAGAACCACACCAGAAACAAAGCTATAATGCGATACAGCGCTTTGTTTCCAGATGGTTCCAATGAAGGCTTTCCCACATTTTTCGATACCAACAGTCGGATGATGTGGTGACCACATGCCAAAATGGCATATTATTGTTGGAGTCCGCAAGATGGAAAAATGTAAAAATTGACCTAACTAATTATCATTTAGGTTTTCAATGTCGGACTGAAAAATATTACCAAATGTTCCCCAACCCTAACATATCACAAACTCCTATGTTAGTTATGAATAATTGTCTATGTAATGACATTGTTGGGTTACATAATCGTTATTTGAAAATCTCATGTAACGATTTTATCGTCGACAAAACATTGTTTTGTGATGTTGTCGATGAACTCATTTCATTACTACGCCCAAATTTTAACGGCCCTATGTCTTTAGTGGATTTTCTTAATACCAAAACAGGTAACCTGAAAACACGCTATTCTTCTGCGATTTTTGATGTTCATAATAATGGGTTCAAACCTGAAAAACATAATCGCATTGATGCATTCATCAAAAATGAAATCTATCATGAGTTGAAACCCCCTAGAATGATTATGGGTAGAGACACAAGATTTAATTTAATATACGGCTTGTATACAACTGCATTGGAAGAAGCAATGGTTAAAATACCCGAAATTAGTGTCGGGGTAAATTACTTACAGATGGGGCAACAATTTCGAGACAATATATATGGATCATTGATTCTCGAGGGTGATTGTAGTAAATATGAGTCTACACAACGAATTCCACTATTAATCCAATTGGAATTGCGTGTCTGGCGTGCTTTATTGAGTAAAGCTGATTATAAGATTATTAAAAATGTGTTTATAGCTAAAATGCATAAACATGGGCATACTGGGAATGGCGTACATTTTAGTTTTTGGGGATGCCGAGGTTCGGGTGACATGGATACCACATTATTTAACACTTTGCTTATGTGGGTCTGTTGTCGTTACTTTGAACATGTTAATAATTTACCTGCCAGAAAATTCATTTGTAAAGGAGATGATAATCTCATAAAGATACCATACGGGTGTGATTATCAAAATACCTTTCCTTTATTTGGATTAGATGCCAAATTAATCCTTAGACATGATTATCATAGTGCCGATTTTTGCAGCGGCAAATTCATACAATATGAACCGGGTCAATTCATATATGTCCAGGATCTACACAAAATAATGGCACATCTACCTCTATTTCGCAAGAGGAAATTTTCACACTGCAAACAACATTATTATTATACACTGGGTGTCATGTATAGTAAGATTTATGGAAACATGCCCGTTTATCAAGAAATATCAAGAGCATTGATGAATTTTAAGAAAGCGACTTACATCACTGATATAGCACGGGAACACAATCCATCAGCCATGGACGCATATAACACAACGACATACAACATAGATTTTTCCAACACTGGAATTGATATTGCGATGGCTTTTAAAATAACACACAACGATATGGTAGCATATTCAAATTTTTATAATAATTTGAACATAGGTAAAGATTGGAACATTAGTGAACAGAAGAGGTACAAAGCTAGAATAACATGCCCTGTACCAGATATATGTGTGATCAAATCTGTTGAGACAACTTTACGTGAAATAATGCTCAATCATCGTTTTTCTGGGATTTATTTGCGAAATGTCCCAGTTGCCCAGTTGTGGGCCTAATGAATAACAACAAAATTAAGAGAGCTGCCTCTAAACAGCAAGCCGTTAACGGCAAAAATCTAAAACAATCCAATAATTCAAGGATGCCACAGGTGGTACGCGAACTTGCGCCTGTAGCCCATGGATTACAATATCGCTCCAAAGCACCGAATTTTAAACAAACATCAAGGGATTCCATCATCGTTAGACATCGTGAATATTTGCAAGATGTCTCAGGAAGTGTAGCTTTTACAGCAATCACTTATTCCATTAATCCTGCTTTGATAGGCACTTTTCCCTGGTTATATTCGGTAGCCAATCAGTATGAGAGTTATCTTTTTCGTAAATTACATTTCATTTACGAACCAGCGTGTTCAACATCGACCGCAGGAACTGTCATTTTGTGTGTTGATTATGATGCCACAGATGCGGCACCAAGCACAAAATCCCAAGCCATGACATATCATAATGCGGTAAGATCCGCTGCTTGGGAACCGGTTTGTTATAAAGCCGCAGTTGAAGATCTTTCTAAATTTAAGAGGCGATACACACGTGCCGGCGCATTGCCTGCAAATGCGGAC